ATGGCAACAATAACCAAGCGGCGCAATCCTTCCGGCGAAACAGTATATCGGGTTCAGGTACGGGTCGGCAAGAAAGGCTATCCTGCTTTCAATGAGAGCAGGACGTTCAGTAAAAAGGCTTTGGCGGTCGAATGGGGGAAGAAACGGGAGGCGGAAATCGAAGCCGGTCCAGAACTGCTTTTCAAGCGCGGCAAGGTCAAGATGATGACGCTGTCCGAAGCTATGCGGAAGTATCTTAACGAAACGCTTGGAGCGGGTCGGTCAAAGAAAATGGGCTTGCGTTTTCTGATGGAGTTCCCGATTGGCGGCATCGGCATCGATAAGCTGAAACGGTCTGATTTCGCGGAACACGTTATGCAGAGGCGGCGCGGAATCCCCGAACTGGACATTGCGCCAATCGCGGCTTCTACGGCATTGCAGGAGCTGCAATATATCCGTTCCGTGCTAAAACACGCCTTTTATGTGTGGGGGCTTGAAATAGGCTGGCAGGAATTGGATTTCGCGGCAAACGGGCTGAAACGCTCGAATATGGTTGCGAAATCTGCAATCAGGGACAGATTGCCGACCACGGAAAAACTGCAAACCCTGACAACTTATTTCCTGCGGCAATGGCAAAGCAGGAAATCTTCCATACCGATGCACCTGATTATGTGGCTGGCGATTTATACGTCAAGGCGGCAGGATGAGATTTGCCGCCTGCTGTTTGACGACTGGCACAAAAATGATTGTACCCGGCCGGTTCGTGATTTAAAAAATCCGAACGGCAGCACAGGGAATAATAAGGAGTTTGATATTCTGCCTATGGCTTTGCCGGTCATTGACGAGCTGCCGGAGGAATCGGTCAGGAAGCGTATGCTTGCCAACAAAGGCATCGCCGACAGCCTTGTACCGTGCAACGGAAAATCGGTTTCCGCCGCTTGGACGAGGGCGTGCAAGGTTCTTGGAATTAAAGACTTGCGCTTCCACGATTTACGGCACGAGGCTGCTACCCGTATGGCTGAAGACGGCTTCACGATTCCGCAAATGCAACGGGTAACGCTGCATGACGGTTGGAACAGCCTGCAGAGGTATGTGAGCGTACGCAAACGCTCGACGCGGCTGGATTTTAAAGAGGCAATGATGCAGGCGCAAAGCGATATAAAATCCGGGAAGTGATGTTAAATTAAAGGGGATGTGCCGCATCCCCTGATTCCTCCGTCTTGCATCAAGACCGGAATTTCCGATATTCCGATTTTGCCTTTTCTTCCTTGTCTGCGATTGCCTTTGCAAGCTCTCGGACGCTGACGAAATATTCCGATTTTCGGCTGTCGGACAATCGGAAAATCGGAAACGGAAGCTCGCACCGTACCCCCGATGCTTTAAACGCGTTAAAGCCGATATGGGCAAAAAAGTCTTTGTGTACTTCCCTCGGCGGGATATACGGGCGGCCGCCGTATGCGATTAAAAGCCCTTGTTCTTTACTGATGTTCATATATACCTCTTTCTGTTAATTCTGCTTTGTCCGGGTTTCCGCTTTTTTACGGCTTGGCGGATGTTCAGCCTGCGTCGGTGCATAAGTCCTCCTGTTCGGGCGGTTGTTCAGCCGGCCGCCCCTCCGAAAAGTGGCAGGCTGCACGGGAAGTAGTGTTTTTTTCCGTATTTCTCTGCCTGTATCAGGTTGCACAGGCGGTCGCAAAAGCCGTCAAATTCGGCATGCGGCCAGCCTTCTATCTCGTTGACCATTTTGCTGAACCTCAATTCCCGGGCAATCCGCTTTGCCGCTGCGTCACGGCATTCGTGTTCCAAGAGGACGGGGTCTTCCTTTTCCTTCGGCGGTGCAGGTTCTTGCACGGTTTGCCACAAGTCCGGTTCGATTTGCCAAGTGTCGGCGGCAAGCAGGGTGTCTGTTTTGCAGTCGTACAGTTCGCGGATGCAGCCGCCGTCGGTTTTGTCTTTGTCGATAACCAGTAAAAGCACTTCGATCGGCGTGTCTTCAAACGCGTTTTGTATGCGGTTGAGTTCTGCCAGCCGGTTGCCGATGATTTCGCGGAATCGCTGCTCGCTTTTGCGGTAGGCGATGCCGGGGAACAGGATGAAGAATCCGAAGCGGCGGGCGTTTTCCAATCCTTTTAAAACGAAGATTTCATCGGCTACGCCCGATTTCTTCCACGGGTATTCCTGTGCGATACGGCTTTTTTCGTCTTCGCTCAAATCCTTTAGCTTGATGGAAAACGGCGGATTCATGACGGTGCAGTCTTGCGGTTCGCCGTCGGTATAAAGGAAAAGGCTTGTGTTGTATACTTTGGCGGCAGGGTAGTTTTGCAACAAGGCTTTGCACGCTTCCGCCTGTATCTCTACGGCGCGGAAATCGGACGGTTCGATGTACTGCTCCAGCTGCCCGCTTCCTGCCGCGCCGTCAAATACGCCCGGGTGTTCGCCGCAGTATCGGCGGACTTTGGCGGCAACCAGCCGCCTCAAGCTGCCGCCCGTGATGTATTCGGCGTAGCCGCCGGCTTTTTTACGGTTGTTGTGTCCTTGAAACGTCATGGGTTTTCGTCCGTTCTCTGGCTTGTCCGGGTGTGGCGGAGCGTTTGCGGATGCGGCTGACGCGCTGCGGTTTGCCGTCTTCGCCGCGCTGAAAAACGCTTGTTCCGCCGCGCCGGCAGCCGTGCCGCTTATGCCTGATGCCGTGTTTGAGCCTTTTGTGCCGGAATCGTGATACACGCAGGTCCGGATGTGCGTCCTCATGCCGCCGCTTCCCTGTGCATGAGGCTGATCAGGTTTGCCGTCCGTTTGAAATGTTCGGTCCAGTTGAAGCAGCTGAAGCCGGCGCCGTTGTCGCAATGCCGGATGACGTCTTCCGAGTCTTTTACGGCCCGGACCAACGCGCCGCCTTTGTCCGCAACAAGCATTTTCATCATCGGCCGGCGCACGTCGCTTATCCGTCGGGGGCGCACGGGATTCAGCGGCTTGCCGTACATCGCCGAAAGCTCCTTGTCCGCCTGAATGCCCACATCGTAAAGCAGGTTCGCGGCGTGTAGGATCCGGCCTGTAAATTCCGCGTACGGCATTTTCAGGCGGCGGGCTTCCGCGCGCGAATCCGCGCCGTTGACGACTTTGCCGACCGCCGAAATCAAACCGCCGTCAAGTTCTAAAAACGCCATGGCTTTCTTGGCAACCCGCACGGCCAATGAGTATGCCGATACTTCGGCTATCAGCCGTGCAGGCGCGTCTTTCAGAAATTCTTCGTACGCGGCGAAGAGATTTGACAGCGGACGCAGCACGAGTTGGCGCTGATTCGGGCTAAGGTCGTCGAAATCCTTAGTCCATTGCGCGACCGCCTGCGATGCTTCGCGGCAGGCAAACAGTACGCTTTCCTCGTTCGCGGGGTCGTCCGTGTTGCAGTACAGGCCCAAGCGTTGCACCTGTTTGACGATATGTTCGGCGAAGTTGATTAACTCCTGATTGCAGGCGTAACGCATATCCTGCAGGGACAGCCGCATCATGATGCCGCACGTCAGGGCTTCGTCTTCCGATACCTTTGCGCCAGACAACATCCGGGCGATGTTTTCTTTTTGCGCTTTTGACCGGGCGGACAGCCGGTTCCGGTCAACGTTTCTGACCGTCCCGGCGCGTTTGACGGCGCGTTCCTGCCGCGTTGATTCCTTCGCCGCGCGTTTGGCGGCAAGCATCTGTTTTGCCGTCGGTTTTGTTGCTACTGTTTGCATTTTGTTTTCTCGATTTTTTGATGCCGTTCTCTCAATGCCCAATCATAAAGCTGTATCTCTCACGAGGTCGCCGAATTTAAATTGATAGTTCATGTCTTGTTCCATTAATATCAAACGCAATCTTCAAACACCTCAATTACATTTTTTAAATCGCTAATACCATAATTTATTACATCCTTTAGAAATTCCAAAGAGGTATCCGCTTCGTCTGCTTTATCCCTAATTTCGTCTATATAACCCTCTAACGATTCAGGCTCTTTTAATGCTTCTTTGCATAAGTTATCTATTACCCTTAATGCGTTTTTTACATCTTCCAAATAGCTCATTTTTTGCTCCTTAACTCAAAATGGGATGCTGTCGTCAACATCTTCTACGGTTTATCTAATCTGCAAATTCTTCCGCTCTTCAATCTTCGCGCCTGCTACTTGCCGACCGCTTTCAATCGCTTTTCTGATGGCGGTTTTGTCCGGTTCGGTTTTGACGGCCTCACGCATAAATTCGGCGGGGATTTGTGCTTCGTCTAAGATCACGACGGCTTCGGATTTGCGGAACGAGGCTTTAAAAGTGCCGTCGTCCGCTTTGATTTCGGTAATGCCCGCCGCCTGCATATTGCGCGCCAAGTAGTCTTTCAGGCTTTGATTCCGCGCTTTTGCCGCCTTGAGCTTCCCGGTCATCTGCCTGATGTGCCCTTCAAGCATTTTTTCCGTGATTTCTTGGTTTTTAATATAAGCGATAACGGATTGCGCTTTGACCTCGAACTGCCCGATAACGGCTTCCAGCGTGTCTTCGCGCTCGGTTTCGCTGTCAAAGTAGTAATCAAGCGCCGCCTGTACGTCTGCCGCGCACCGGTAGAGTGCGAGGGCGGTCATTGTGCCCCTCCCTCATATTCGGCAACCGCTTCGCCAAGCGCGGCGTGTATGGCGTATGCCTGTTCGATGTTGATGAATAGGTCGTCGCTGCCGATGGTGATGTTGATGTAGCCCTGTTCGGGATTGGCGGCGGCGCCAATGGTTTTCCCGTCCCATTGGGTCAGGTCGATGTTTGCCATTTTTTTGTTTCCTTTCTCTGTTGCCGTCCGAAGCAGTTGCAAACTAAAAATCGACTACTGCTTCAGAGTGCGGGGCCCGCCCGCAGGGCGCGGCGTTTGTTTGCGGTTTTCCGTCCGGTTTTACGCCCTGACGGCGGGCTTAATTAAAAGGGATGTCGTCCTCGATGTCTTCGGCAGGCGCGGCATTGCCTTGGGGGTGTTCCGGCCGCCCTTCCGCCGCTTGGGCCTGTTTCTGCGGCGGCGCCGGCGGTTGGCGGCCGTTTACGGCTTCGGCATATTCCGGGCTTTTGGCAATCTGCTCCCTCAGTTTCTCGTTCAGGAGGCCGTAATTCGCCCAATCGGGGTCTGACAGGTCGAAGGCAAAAACGGCGTTGTCCGGCTGTTTCGGGGTGTAGCTCTTCATCTTGTTGCTGATGGCGGAAATGTTGGCATAGGTGGTTTTGCCGTCGCTGCTTTCTTGGTGGGCGATACTCAACAGGCAGGGCTTGCCCAAAATATTGCGCAAATCGAAGTTGTCGCGTTCTTCCGGTGTAAAGTCCCTTCCGCGCCAGCTTTTGAGGTCTGTTGCCAGTTGGCTTTTGCTGTGCAGGCTGGCGGTGTATCGGCGGCTGATGAGGTAGGGCCTGCCGTCCGGCATCAGCATTTCCGGATCGCCTTCAGGGTCGATTTCCCACTGCACTAAAATCTTGTGCTGCCGCTTTTGTTCGTTTTGGTACTCGACGAGCTGCGTACCCAAATCGATGATGCGGATGCAGGTGGCGTGATGGCTGCCTGCCGGGCATGGTTTGAAATTGCTTTCGTCTTTCACACTTAAAATCAATGACATTTTCGGTCTCCTGTTAAAGGTCGTTTCGTCTATCGGTCTCGCGCTGTTTTATGCCTTGCGCGGCGGCGTTACCTGATAATGCTTTTAATGTGGCCTTCTGCCTGTTTTTCGGTCATCCGCCGTGTTTCGGCGGTTTCCGGGCTTTGCCGGTATTTGATTTCTTCGGGGCTTGGTCCGTACGGCTCTGTTTCTCTGCCGCCGGTGTAAGCGGTTTCGGGATGGAAGCTCATTCTTTACCCTCCGGCACTTCCGCATCGCCGTGCACCCGCCGGCAACCGGCTTCTTCCCCCGCATTCAGATGCCGCTCTTCCAGCCAGATCTCGGCGCTCAATTCGTCAACTTCCGCCTGCTTTTGAGCCAACGCCATGCGCATTGCCGCAATATCGGCGGGTTTTCCCTTTGCCGTACGGCTTCCGCCTCCCTTGGCGAATCCGAAGGCATAGCCCGCCGCCAATACCGCCGCCAATACCGCGAACTTAAACGCAATATTCCTTGTCTTCATTTCTATTTCCTTAATTTAAAAGGTTTTAATTGCGCACCGCGTCCGCTAAGGATGGTACGGACCGTGCGCCGTCGGGGTTATTTGCGGCTAAAATCTACAAAAACCGCCGCCGCGCCCACTCCCCGGCTGACGGCGCGGCATTCCTATGCCCGCTATGAATTTGCCAGCCTGCCGATGTTCTCCGCCAGCGCGAACCATTCCCGCTCGTCTATGGCGTAGTTCATCGCGGCTTCGGTATCTTTACCGATACGGGAAGCATCTTCCGTAAGGTACGTTTCCCAATCCTCCTGCGTATAAGGTTCGCCGTCCGCATCGCGGACAAACTCCCGCGCCGATTTTTTGGCGATTCCGATTAGCGCGGATTCGTGCAGGATTCGGTTTTCCGCCTCCCAACCGTCCAAAGCCTGCCGCATATCCTCCCGCGCGTAATATCTTTCCATCCCCCAATCGGGGCTGCCGTAAGCCGCCGTGCCGTAATATTTCACCGCCTTCGTCCTTTCCGTTTGAGAAAACCGCCCGCAGCATTCACTGTTTCGCCGTGCCGTTGCCCCGCTTTGAAGTTCGATACTTCATCGCTTTGTGCTATCCCCGGCTTGGCAGATATAGCTTTCGGGCGGTTTGTTACTTACAAAACAATCATTGCCTTATCTTTTAAGCCGTCTTTTTTAACCGTAAAAGTAAAAGCGGTGTGATTGATGCCCCCGCTTTTTCGGGCGGTGAATTTTGCGCCTGCCCCTTTGCATATTTCGGCAACCTTACTTAATAGGTCTTGCTCGTTTTTTGTGCCATGCCGATTTATTTTGCCGGTTAATTCGTTCATCCCGTTTCCTTCAAGTTGTTGTTTGTTTCGATGGGTGTATAGTACTAAAGTACTTATATATTGTAAAGTACAATAGTACTATTATTTTATATTTAGTATATTAGTATTTGATTTTCAAAAGAATTTATTTTTGAGATTCCGCAGGCACAAAAAAACCGCCCGATATTTCGGGCGGCGTATTAAAATCAGATGAAATTAAGGAGGCTTATTATGGAAATGCAATTGGACAAACAGACATTGACAGTGGTTGTCAGAAACAGCGAGCCGGTGGAATTGTCGGTATTTGCGCAGTCTATGATGAGCCTTGCCGATGATTACGAATCCATGTGCGGCAGCGCGGGCAGTCATGCGCGGCTGTATATTAAGGAAATCAGGCAGGGCAGCATTATTGCCGAGCTTGCACCCCTCTTGCCTTTGGCGGGTACGCTTTTTGAAGGCGCGGGGCAGATATTGGCGTACGCCAAGAATTTTATTGAGATTACCGATTGGCTGATGGGTAAAGGCAAAGAACCCGCAGGGGTAACGGACAGCCAAATCCGCAATATTGCAAATATCATGCAGCCTGCCGCATCGGATAAAAACGGGTCGATTGAAATCAACGTGAACGACAACAACGGCTCCGTCGTCAATAATATTACCTACAACTATTTCGCGGCAAACACGGTACAAAATCAGGCAAGGCGGATACTGGGCGAACGGGCGGAAGCGTCCGAATCAGGGGATTACGGGCAGATGGTGATGTATTTCGTACAAGCCGCGCCGACAAAGGAAACCAATCAGGCGGTTATTGAAGGGATATACAGCCGTCCGGTCAAAATCCTGATTCCCGAACACATCAAGCGCGAAATGTTTGCAGAGCCTTATCCATTTGAAAAATATTATATTGTTGACGTAAGCGTACAGACGGCGCGCGGCAAGCCCAGGCTCTACAAAGTTACCGGGTATCACGGGGTAGTCGATGGGGACGATTGAAAACCGCCTTTTCGGGCGGCTTTGTCGGTTTTGTGTTGTTTTCAGGTTCGGCGGGCGTGAAAAAAGCCCGCGTGTGCGGGCGGGTTGAACGGGCTGGCTATGCCTGATTCATGGTGAGCAGGGCGGCTTTGGCTAAAAAACCGCTACGGGTTTCATGATTTGCGGATGTATATTCATCCACTCTATCAAGAAGGTATTGCGGCCAGCTGACGTTGAATCGGATTTGCTGCCGACTGATTTTTGCAGGGTCGATTTCAATCATTACCCATGTTGCCCCATGATAATCAGGTTCTTGGCTCAAATCGGCAATGCTGCTTACGGCAAGGTTTTTGAACCCTCCGTCCTCAATCATACCGTCAATATGCATATAGGCGGCAGAACGGGCGTTGGCGACGGCTTCTTCAACGGTGTCGCCGCAAGAGAAACAGCCGGGAAGGTCGGGGATGGTTACGCCATATGCCGAATGTTCGTCTTTGTGCAGGGCGGCAGGGATAAACATTTGATTTCCTTTAATTATGTTGTTCAGGTTTATGGGCGCGTGAGATAACCCGTTGATTGTTTGATTAGAAGGGGGGGCAGCGGGAAACCCCGCTGCCTGCCGTTACTTCAAACCGGCTTGCTTATAGATATTTTTTACAGTACCTGTCGGCAAGTCTTTTTTCGGGTGCGGCACGGTTACACGGCCTTTTTTTGTTGGGTGCTTATATTGCGAATGGCTCCCGGATTGTGCAACTTTATACCAACCGTCTTGTTTGAGTAGGGCAATAACGTCTAGGCTATTCAATTATCACTCCTAATCTTAATGCATGGCACGCCTGCCAATGTGCGTAATAATACACACTAATTTTTATTTTGTCAATTTTTATGTGTATTTGTGTGTAAAAATATCTTTCGGCAGTAGTTGCAGGGAAGGGTGTAAAAAGCCCGCATAACGCGGGCGGTCTTGAGGGCTGTCAGCCGCAGGCAAAGTTTCTGATGATTTTGCCTTCGCTTCGGTTATCGGCAAGCCGTATGCCCTGTTCCTCCAGGTCGCCCAATACGTCAAGCAATGCCTTTTCTTGTGCCTTGTCGGGACGCTCCGGCGGTTCGTAGGCAAACAATATTTCAGAGCGGTCGATGTATCCGCCGCGCCGCAACCGTTTTATGCCGGCAATCCACTTATCAGACTTGTAATAGATGTCGGCAGGGTCTTTCTGTCCGAAATAGATAGGCTTGATGATTTTCCGTATTTCGCCGTTTTCCGCCTTTTGCACCAAGGGGATGGAGGCGTGAAAGCCTGACGGGTCGCCGATTGTGCTTTCTTTGAAGGGGTATGCCGTCTGAAGCGGCTTTAACATTGCCTGTATTTGTCGGGTAAGTTCTGCTTCGGGTTGGCTTTTAGCAAAGCTGTGGGCGACAAAATAATCAAACAGGCGGTTCAGTTCCTGCCCCCTGTCGGGGGCGAGGGTTACGCCCGGTTGGGCGGCCATAATCAGGGCTTCGCGCGGGCGGGTCAAATGGTCGAGCATGGCGCGTATCTGATCGGGCGCGGAGTATGCCGCCAATTTCCCAATCCGCTGTAATTCTTCTGCAAAGGCACGGGTCGCCGCTTTATAGACGGACGAATCGAAGCGGCGGAAAAAACGGCTCAATCTGCTGTAACGCTGTTCGATTTTAAAGTCGAAGTAGCCGCTTTTGGGATGGGTTATGATGATGCCGATGTTGGCAAATTCGCGCGTTTGGACATAGGGCATAAACCGTATGACGGCAAAACGCATGGCATATTGGTTCATGAGATGCTCCAAAGTGTTCCGTTATCAATGCGGCGGACGGTTTCGTCGGTGCGGCTGCGGTTATAGGCGGCGGGCAGGTCGCGCTCTTCGTTTGCCCATGCCCACTCCGGCGGCAGATTATCACACGCTTTTCTGTAGGCTGGCAATGCGCTTTTCAGCCATAATTCCATCTCTTCCCGAAGCACCCAATCTTCCAAAATCTGTCTAAATGCCGATGAGAAAATATGATTTTGCAGAAAGTTATTTGGATTGAAGCCGGTGTCGAAGGCGCAGTTATGATCAATAACAATCAAGGAATTGTTGCAATTTCTATACAAAAGGTTAGGGTTGCCGATTGTTCTGTCTTCATTACGGACAAACCAATCGAAAGCGGCGATTTGCCGCTGCATGACTGTATCGATTCGCGGGATGTCCGCAGGCTCCAGTAACGCACAGCCTTTTTGCGCCAGTGAGCCGAAACAGATGCCTTTGCCGATTTCTTTCATCTTTGCGGGCAATTCTTCGTACAGCTCTTCTCCGACTTCCAACAGCTCAAACGGAGCAACGGGCAAGCCCAAAGCCTGCGCCATGTTTCCGCCTATCCATTCGTTTATTTGGCTTGCACGGGTGGCGTGCAGCCCTTTAACGAAATATTCCAGACCATTCTCCGCCATACAGATGAACGGCGAGGTAACACCTTGCTCCGCACGATCCATTATTGTCTGTATCTGCAACATTTCTTTTCTTTATCCTATGTTTCAACACACAGGACGACACATAAAGCACCGCCCTATGTGTTGCCCTGATTCGGAAGGGGTTACGCCCCTCCCAAACAGAGTCTGATCCTGCCGCCCTAAAGGGCGGGGTTTCAACCGAAAAGGAAATACGATGAAATTTACACTTTGTGTAAATCTGTAAATCCGACTTTTTGAGATTTCCCCCTAGAGGAATTTGTCAATCCAGCACGCTCCACCAAAATACCCTACCAATAACGGTCAGGCTGTCTAAAGAGGCGGTTTCGTCGGGATAGAAGCCGCTGTTGTGGCTGCGTATCAGCACGCTGTTGCCGGGCTGCCGTATCAGGTATTTGACGCGGAACATGCCGTCTTGGGCGAAGGCGTATATTTTGCCGTCCCGTATGGCGGTTTCGCCCGTATCTACGGCGATTGCCGCGTCTTCTGCGATTTTTTCCTCCATGCTGTCGCCGGTCAGGGTGCAGCAGAAGACGTTGTCGGGGTTGATGCCTTTGCGCCTTAACGTTGATTTGCCGAACGGCAGGCGGTAGCCGTTGTAGTCGGGGATTTCATACGCGCCCGCCCCGCCTTTGAAGCAGCTCTCTTTGAGGTAGGGGACGAAAACATAATCATCGTCGGGCAGCGGGTCGTTGCTGCTCCACATCATCGGGCGGTGGATGTCTTTGACTTCGTGGGGCAGGTCGGGGTTGATGAGGACGGGCGTATTTCGGCTGCCTTCGCCTGTCTCAAGCCAAAAAGCCGATACATCTAAAATTTTGGCAAGTTTCGCGATATTGGTAGCCTTTTTATTCCTACCCGATTCCAACGCTGCGATGGTTGATTGACTTACTTCTGCCAGTTTTGCCAAATTTTCTTGACTTAAATTTTTATTTTTCCGCGCCTCTTTCAGGCGGTCTTTAAATTCAGACATATCAAACTCCTTATAACGCAACGGGTACTATTGTACTTTTTATTATAAGTATTTTGGTGCTTGCATTATGAGTACGTTTGTACTTATAATGTTCAAAATTTGAGCTGGGGCAAATATGGACGAACCAAGAGATTTAGTGTTGTTTTTGAAAGAAAAAATGAGCAGCGCGGCTATCGCGAAAGAGGTCGGCTGCTCGAAAGAGTTTATTAATAAAATCGGTAACGGCGAGCGAAAAAACCCGCGTTATCAAATTGTTGATTCTTTAAGGAGTTTATACAGGAAGAATCAAAACCAACCCAAATAAAAAAGCCCGTCGGGTCAGATGTTAATTGATATAACCGAATTGAAGCGGAAGTCATCCGCAATTTACCGGAAAGGAAAAAAATGAAGAAGCAGGATAAAAACCGCCTGTCGAAGAAAGACAGACGGCTGATTAAAAAGGCGATGCTGAAAGCCGCCGCCAAAGGCTGCGATGAGGTTTACAGAATCGCGCCGGGTTTGAAAGACGGCTTTGAATTACTTGGAAAGCAGCCCGATTAAATATTCGTTATCGGTATTTGGCTCCGATTCTTCGGGTTTTTGATGAAGTGTTCGGATGAATACCGCCAATTCTCCGGCTTGTCCTTTGGCCGTACTGCCGCTTAAGCGGATAGAACCGCTGCGGATAAGCTCTTTGGTAAGTATGAAGGATAAGTCGGACGGCATTTTTTTACTCCGTCGGCCGTTGTGTGGAAACTCGGTTGTAACGGGGTGACGGCAAATCGGAAAGACGGTTGACCGCCCGGACAGACGGGCGGCCGATAAAGAAAAACCCGCACGGGGCGGGTAATCCCCCCTGAATTGCAGGGAAGCGGTTCAGGTAACGGCGAAAGGCGATTATGAATCAAAAACAAACGCAATGCAAACAAATTGTCGATTACATCCGTAACAAGGGATGCATCACATCCCTTGAGGCTTATCAGAACCTGAAGGTGACGCAGCTTGCGGCACGGATAACCGACTTGGAAGGCAGGGGCTTCGTGTTTGCCAAGCCGCGCATGAAGGCGGGCGGCCGCGGGAAGCCTGTTACGCATTATTCGATTGTCAAAAACGGAGCGGAAGTATGAGTGCGAGGCTGATGGGGATGGCTTTCAAAACGGGTATCCCGAGGGGGCAGCGTTTTGTTTTGGTAAAGTTGTGCGACTGCGCCAACGACGATGGCTTGTGTTATCCGTCGCAAGAAACGCTGGCGGAAGATACGGGCTTCGCCGAAACCGCCGTACGGCAGCATATCAAGTGGCTGAAGGATAACAATTTCATCAAGTCCGCCCGGCGGCAGAGGGGGCGGGAGAGGAAGTCCGACATCTACCGCATCAACGTCGCCCTGCTTGAAAAATGCTATGCGGAGGCGGCAAAACGGAAGGCGGCGCGGCAGGCAAAAATGTGGGAAGAACCATTGGATTACGAACCTTCGGATTTTGAACCGTCGGATTACGAACCTTCGGATTTTGAACCGTCGGATTACGAACCTTCGGATTTTGACGCTAAGAACCATCAGATTTTGAGCGATGAACCATCAGATTTTGCGCTAAGAACCGTCAGATTTTGCGCTAAGAACCATCAGATTTTGAGCGGTGAACCATCAGATTTTGACGGTTCCTTATATGTAGAACCGTCAGTAGAACCGTCAGTAGAACCGTCAGTAGAACCGTCAGTAGAACCGTCAGGATCAAATGCGCGCGGCGCGCGCGCCCCTGCCGGACCGCACCCTGCGAAACCGCAAACGGCGCCTCCCGAAACCGCCCCGGCGGCGAAGGCGAAAAAAACCGGCAGGCACGCCTCCGAACTTGCGCTGCTTGCCGCCTACGGCATCACGGGGCAAATCGCTGAAGACTTTTTGACAATCCGCAAAGCGAAACGGCAGCCGCTGACGGAGACGGCGGTGAGGCTGATTGCCGCCGATGCGGAGAAATGCGGGATGACGGCGCTGCAGGCGGCGGAGTACGCCATCGCCAGCGGCTGGGGCAGCTTCCGCGCCGACTGGCTGCAAAACAAAACTTTCGGCAGGTCCGGAAACCGCGGCGGCCCGACGCACAACCAAACCGCCGCCGTGCCGGATGCGGGAAGCTACGGCGATATGCCGACGACGGATTTTTGAGGGGGGTTCGGATATGGCTTTGAGGAACGCGTCTGATTTCTTGGGGGCTTACGGCGGCGGCGTGCGGGTCGAGCGGAGGCAATGCGCGGAACACGGCGGATACGCGGCGAAAAGCGTTTTGCGCGGCGTGTGGACGGGCTGCCCGGCCTGCCGGAAGCTGGAGGCGGCGGACGAAATGGCGGCATACGCGGAAACGCTGCGCCGCGGGGCGATGCGCGACGCGCTGGAAAAACGCATCGGGCGTTCGGGCATCGCCCCGCGGTTCAGAAACTGCCGGATTGAAAACTACGCCGTCAGCGATTCGATCCCGGGGATGGCGAGGGCGAAGGCGGCCGCCGCCGAGTATGCGGCAAACTTCGCCGATGTGTTGCAGACGGGGCGGAGCATGATTTTTTCGGGCAGGAGGGGCACGGGCAAAAACCACCTTGCCTGCGGCATCGCCCGCGAAGTCATCGCCGCCGGCAAAAGCGCGCTGGTCATCACGGTGGGCGATATGCTGCGGACGGTCAAGGACAGTTTCGGCGGCGGCGGCGAGGCGGGGGCGGTCGGGATTTTCGTGAAGCCCGATTTGCTGGTGCTGGACGAGTTCGGCGCGGGCAGTCTGTCGGAAACGGACGGGCGGATTTTGTTTTCCGTCGTCAACGCCCGCTATGAGCGGCTGATGCCGATGCTGGTGCTGACCAACCTGACGGCGGAAGCCTTCCGCGAAAACACCGACGCGCGGATCAGGGACAGGCTGCGGGACGGCGGCGGCAAGCTGATTCCGTTCGACTGGGAGAGCTACCGTGCGTGAAACCTGCTTTTTCTGCAAACACGCGGATTTCAAAACCCAACCGGACACGCCGGTGCGCGGTTTTGCGAAATGCGCGAAGGCGCGGAATGCGGAGGAAAAAGCGACGTACTACCCGCGAACCAATCCGTGCGCCGCCGGGGCGTTTCAGACGGCATCGGGGGCGGCAGTCGCAAAAAGGACGGCGGTGCTTGGGGAATATCCCCCCGCAATGCGCCGAATTTGAGCGGGAAGGCGGGTAAAACGCTTTGGGAATATCCCAGCCTACCCGAGATTGAAAACCGCGTTAAAACGCAAATTTGAAAGGAAATACGGAATGACGGTGCAAAACACGCAAACCGAAACCGTCCGGACGGAAGCCGCGCCGCAACAAGGCGGCAATACCAACCCGGGCTATTACAAAAACCGCGCCTTCGAGTGCGTCGGGTTTGCGCAATACCTCAACTTCAACCTCGGCAACGCCTTCAAATACATCTGGCGGCACAAGGAAAAAGGCGGGCGCGAAGACTTGGAAAAAGCCCTGCGGTACTTGGAACGCCAACGCGCCGACGCGCCGAAGTTCAAGAAACTCAAATGCCGCCGCTATGAAAAAATGTACGCCGGTCTGAAAGATTGCGGGTTCGACGGCGGCACGGAGGCCGCGCTGCTTGCCGTCATCTCCGCCGCTTATTACATCCGCGACGGCGAAGACAATTTTGCGTGGGCGGCCGCCTGTGTCGAAGATTTGTTGGAAAAAATGCCGCCTGAAGCGGGGCGGGCCCCGCACCCTGAAAGCCCGATGCCGCCTGAAACGGCGGGCGGAGGCATTTGACCCGCCAACCCGACCGCCGCCATTCCCGCGCAGATGATATGTTGCCCGTCAACACAAAATAAAAACAAAGTTGCAACATGCTGATTTATATTGTTATTTTTATTTACGTTTATTTACGATATGCAAATGCACGGTTACACAAATATATTCGCGCAACCGTTTAATTTTGTTGAATTTTATTGATTCAATCGGTGTCTTTCCGCATCGTAAGGCTGGCCGGTTTTAACAATGTAATAGGCGGGCTTCGCCAGTTTGCGCATGATGGCAACGATAATTACCATCTTTGGCTTACCCGCTTTTTTCAGATTATTTATTAATTTCGGAAATGCGTTAAAACGGTAAGCACAAAGGGCGGGCATATACAGCGTACTTTTTAATCGTCTGTTTCCGTATCGGCTCAATCTGCCCCGACCTCTTACGCTTGTCCCTGATTGTATGATGGCGGGACTTAATCCGGCATAGGATACAAATTGGTTTGCGGTTTTAAAATGTTTTTCTGTCAGTTGCGCATAAAGAACTGATGCGGTGTCTTTGCCTATGCTCGGGATGGTTTGAAGATTGCGGTAATGGTTATTGTCCGTTTGTTTTTTGATTTGTTCGGATATGGCTATTTTTACCTGTTCCATCTTGTCCTGTATGGTATCTATCAAGTCTTGATGTATGTTCCTTATGAAGTCTTCTTCAGTGCTATGAAGACGGTTTTTAATTTGCTTCTGCTGTTGCTGTAATTGGTTTTTAAGATTAATCAGTTTTTGCAGTGCTTTGTTTTTGGGTATCTGATACGGTATCAATGTATCTTGATGCCTTTTTATGTAATCTGCTATCAGGTTTGAATCTGCTTTGTCGGTTTTGGTGCGGTTAAACCTGCTTTTTCCGTAGTCATTGATTTTTAGGGGATTGATAACGTAAACGGTATAGTAGGAAGAAAGCATATCTGCTGCCTTTTCGTAATAGATGCCTGTTGCCTCCATGCCGATATAGACTTTTCTGATTCTGTTTCCCTTTATCCACAATCTAAACTGTTTTAATCCATCATCATTATTCTTAAATTTAATGTAATGGATACTTCCGTTTGTTTTATGCAATGTTGCGTCTATGGTGTCCTTTGAGATGTCCGGCCCGATTATATTCATTGGTATTTTCCTTATTTATACAGCCTTGATACGGCTAGGATGATATTCAATTTTGAGGATGGATAAAGGCAGCCGGCATTTCTACGCGTCTGTTTTAATACATTGCGGGATTTGCTGCCTGACTGCCTTAGCCCTTGCTTTGCGCGAAACAAAGACCCGTAAGCCGTCTATATTCAAACGGTTTACGGGTCTTTTTTCTCTGTTGCCGTTTTCTTCAGTTTGCCGATCCGACCACGCCCCCGCCGATTCCTTCAAACGGTTTCCCGCGTTCTTCCCAATTGTCGTACATTAGGTTCTGCTGCGGTTTTCCGCCCAAGGTGGCAACTTGCGCCCTGTCCGAATGTTGCTGCGCGCTTTGCTGAACTTCCTGCCCTTGGCTTTCTTCTTTGTATGGGTTAAACGGCAAGCCGTTTTTTACATAGTCCTTGCACATCAACTCCGTCACTTCTTTCAATGCCGTCCCTTGATGCGAATAGCAGGTGCATCCGGTTCTTCCGCCTTCTATACAGCCTGCTATATATTCAAAGGTCCTTACCTGCCTTACACCGTTATAAATCGGCTTGCTTTCGGGTTTTTCGGGCAATGTCGGAACAAACATATCTGCCGTAAGGTTTCCGTTATTCACCGATTCTCCTTCTGTTTTATCCGGAAGTACTGCCTGCTGTTCTGTTGCCGCCGATTCTTGTGCTGCGGGTTCTTCCTGTTTTTTTCCGTAACTGCCCAACATTTTGTAAGACAAACCGACAAATAGCGGAATCAATAATATGATGACGGGCAATGCATAAAACCATTTTGAACGCTTGACTTTGTTTACCGTGTGAATTTCTGCGGATTCGTACAAGTCATAAACTTTTTTATCCAGTGTGTAGATACTGGAAAATGCACTTGATGCCATTTTTACCGGGTCATCCGCGCATACTTTCCATTCAAGCAGGGTACGCAAACCCATTTTGTTGGCCGCAATGTGGTAATGTCTTTTAACCAATGTTCGCAAGTTCTGATCTAAGAGTTTAGGACCTTGTGTCAATACAAATATATCTATGCCCTGATGCCTGTGTGTGTTCAGCCATTGGACGTTTTCGGGGATTTTCGAACCTGCGGAGCGTGCGGGCCATACGTCTTGCGCCTCATCGACAATAACGATTGCGCCGACGTTTTCAGGCTTCTTGATCCATTCATACATATCATGCGCCGAAAGCTGTTCATCGGTTGATTTCGGCAGCTTCTTTGCGTCTGTTTCTATGTGGGTGTGCGGTATCTTCAAACCTTTGATGTTCGTAAATACTTTACGGCGTACGCCGTTTTCATCTGGCTTAAACATTTCATCGTTTGCCATCATGGAAACCATTTTTAATGTTTTCCCTGAACCGGGCGTGCCGGTTATCAAACAGATTTCTGCCATTTATTTTTTCTTCCCGATTGAGGTTGCGAGTTTTGTCATTTGTTTAAAGGACAGAATAAAGGCGATTGCGCCGAAAAGAATGTTTAGAACGGTACCACCGCCGCTTATATAGAAAAGCTGTAACATTGCTTGAGGCGCGCCCGTTATGCTATGGGTTATCGCCTGTTGAAAATGGGCTGCCAATCTATCTACACCCGCATAGGTAACAGCCATCAAGCCTAATGCAGTCAATATACGGCCTGCGACGTTCATCAAGAGCGGAATCAATGCGGCCAACAATTTCATTTGCTCTCCCTTTCTTAAAAGGCACGTTTGCCTCATTAAACAAATGTTTCTTAATCTGAAAGATTGCTCCGCATTCGCGGCGCGGCAGCGCTGTGGGGACACCCCCTCGCGCTTATCGCCAATCCCCCCGCGCTTCTCGGCTGTTTGCGGCTTCGCCCGCAAAGTGCGGTACTTCGCCTGCCTTTGGCTAAAGTTGCTTAATTGGATTGGAATAATTTTGTTTTAAATCGTTGCACATTTGATTGGAACGGCGGAGGTTGTCCGGTCAATAAAGGTGATGATTTCAGAGCTGGGGCTTCTTTTTCCCTTGGCCGCAATCCGAAATACAAAGAAGAAATGGATGCCAAAAAGCCGGAAGAGATTTTATCGTTGAAAGTCGATGCCGATCCCGACAAATACATAAAGGCAACCGGATATCCCGGTTATTCCGAAAAAGTAGAAGTCGCACCCGGAACAAAAGTGAATATGGGGCCCGTCACGGACAGGAACGGGAATCCCGTTCAAGTTGCCGCAACATTCGGCAGGGATTCGCAAGGCAACACCACGGCGGATGTACAAGTAATCCCGCGTCCCGACCTCACGCCCGCAAGCGCGCAAGCACCTCACGCACAGCCGCCGCCCGAAGTATCGCCCGCCGAAAACCCCGCAAACAACCCGGACCCCGATGAGAACCCCGGCACGCGTCCCAATCCCGAACCCGACCCCGATTTGAATCCCGATGCAAATCCCGATACGGACGGACAGCCCGGAACAAGCCCCGATTCCCCGGCCGTTCCGGACCGCCCAAACGGCAGGCATCGCAAAGAAAGGAAAGAAGGCGAAGACGGCGGGCTTTCGTGCGATTATTTTCCGGAAATCCTAGCCTGTCAGGAGATGGGCAAACCTTCGGACCGCATGTTTCACGATATAAGCATACCGCAGGTTACAGACGATAAAACATGGTCTTCACATAACTTTTTACCGTCTAACGGCGTATGTCCGCAGCCGAAAACCTTTCATGTTTTCGGCAGGCAATATCGGGCAAGCTATGAACCGTTGTGCGTGTTTGCCGAAAAAATCCGGTTTGCCGTACTGCTCGCCTTTATCATTATGTCGGCTTTTGTCGTTTTCGGTTCGTTGGGGGGGGGAATAAATGCCATTACTTTCCGGCCTGATTCCACTTTTAGGCATACTTCTGAAAATGCTGATTGTCAGAATCATCCTTGCAACAGGTCTGACATTCGTAACCTATGCCGGGTATCTCGCCGCACTGGAAAAGTTCAAAGGCTACACGGCAAATGCGATCAATTCCATGCCTTCCGACATATTGAACCTTCTTTTAATTTCGGGATTCGGTCAGGGGTTGGGCTACCTGTTCGGCGCATTCTCGTTCTTCATTGGTATGCACGCATTCAAAAAACTGACGTTTGTCTTTCCGGGATGAGGTAGAAACATGATTTATCTGTTTACGGGAAACATGGGGGCAGGCAAAACCCCCCGCGTCGTCTCTATGATTTTGAACAACGAAGACGGATTGTTCAAAATGGAATTGGAAGACGGCACGGAGGCAGACCGGCCGCTTTATTTCTGCCATATCGACGGATTGGACAAACGAAAATTCAATGCCCGCGAACTGGCGGAAGGGCAAATCATGTCCGCCCCGCTTCGTGATGTCATACCGGAAGGCGCGGTGCTGATTGTTGGCGAAGCGCACTACACTTACCCGGTACGCGCGGCAGGCCGTCCCGTTCCGCCCTATATTCAGGAACTGACAGAACTCCGCCATCACGGGCATACCGTCATTTTGATGACGCGGCACCCGAGCCAACTTGATATATTCGTCCGCAACCTTGTTTCAAAGCATGTACACCTTGAACGCAAGGCAATCGGCATGAAACAGTATTATTGGTATAAATGCGTAACCTCGTTGGACAATCCGGCAGGCGTGAGCGGCGTAGAAGCCGCAAATTGGAAACCGCCTAAAGAAGCCTTCAAATACTATAAATCCGCAAGCCAACACCAAAAGTTCAAGAAAAAAGTGCCTTGGGCGGTTTGGGCGTTGATTGCGGTTGTAGGGTTTGTAGGCTGGAAAAGTTACGGCATGTTTCAAGTTTACAGCAAAGCCACAGACAGCCGGATTGAGCAGGAAGCGCAAAAAGAAAGCGTTGTGCAGACGATGACGGAGCAGACGGCATCATCAGAAACAGCGCCTTTTGAGCATTCCGACAATCTGAAACCTGAAGACTTTGTGCCGACTTTGCCCGAAAAGCCCGAAAGCAAGCCTATTTATAACACAGTCCGACAAGTAAAAACCTTTGAGCAAATCGCCGGATGCATAGACGGCGGAAAATCAGATTGCACATGCTATTCAAATCAAGGAACACCCTTGAAAGAAATAACAAAGATAATGTGTAAAGAATATGTGAAAAACGGGTTGCCTTTCAATCCTTACAAGGACGAACGGCAAAGGACGGAACAGGCGGCACAGTCCGCGAAAGCGGACAAGCCCCAAGTTCTCGTAATGGGCGGAAAGTCCTAATAAAATTTAATGTACGACAACTGAAGAGCGCGGAAAACCGTTTGAAGGAATCGGCGGCGGAGTCGTAAAGCAGAAAGTTCTTTTTAAAATCATATTCTGAATACTAAATCTGAGGATGTCATGATTCACAAACCAAGATATATCAAAATTGTAGATGAAAACGGGGATTTCACACGTGTTCTCCGTCTCCATAAGTTCCCGGACACGTCGAAAGTTTTTTATTTCGAGCCTATGTTCTGGCTTAAAGATGGTCGGGTTGCCCGGAAAGACAGTTTGTTTGAAGTTGATTACATTTACGGTGCAGACGGTTGCGGGTTCTTGCCGTCAAATTTAACGGAGTTCAGAAAATATTGCCGGAAAAAGCACCAAAAGTTTAAGGACGATGAAGTTTTAGTAAACCGTTACGCGGTCGATTTTTTGGGTGCGAAGGAACCCCCATATGACGACCGCCATGTGACTTCAGTCAAATATTTTGTTTGATAAAACCAAAATCTGATAAAACCAAAATCACAAATTCAGCCACTACACCTCAGGATGGCTTGGGCGGAGCGAAGGGGGTTAACTGCTAGAATGGCTGTTTTTTTTAAAGTGTCTCAGTCCGGAATCGCTTCGTTCGGGGGTTGTACGTGCAGGAAAATAGGGCGGAAAAAAGGAAAAGGGGGAAGCTTTGTAAAGATTGGGTGCGTTACCCAATCTTTACGAATACCCCCCTTTTCCTTTTTTATGAACTGTTTTTCAATACCGCAAACCCACTAACGGAGTGATTCCGGACTGAGATACGCCTAAAAAAAATCAGACATTCGGGTCGCAACAGGAATCTTTACCAAAACCTGCAACCCAAATAAAATCAGACACGGCAAAGGAATAGCTACCCTTTGCCGAAACCGTCCAGCCTGAACAAACCACAAACTTAAAGTTTGATGACGAGAATAGGCGGGCGGTTTTCTTGTTTGTGAAATTGAGTAGTATCAAAGAACACAGATTCTGAATAGATAAGGGTAATCCC